TCATTCATATCTTTTCTTATTTCAAGAATCTCATCAAGTCCAGTATTTATACTTTCACTCGATTCATATAATGTTGTATCTTTGCTTGGAAATTCAAAATAATGCATTTACTTTCTCCCTTAAAAACTTACACCAACAGAATCACCAACCGTTCTTCCTTCTATGTCAGTATTGGGATATTTTAATTCAAATATGGATGGATCCAATGATGGATATATTATTCCATCTTTTGTTGCGTAGTTTATATCATATACGTTTCCAGAATAACCATCTGTAGTTTGCCATTTATTGGTAAATAATACAGGATGTTTTTGTGGGTTATCTTCCGATGGTGGAACAACTGCCCCAACCCCTTCAACTCTTGAAATTACTGAAACTAATTCTGCAATTACAATTGGTTGATTTATTTGCCACCTATCTATATCAAAAAATTCTTTAATACTTTGAATACATCTCAATGTTACTTCAGGTTTATTAAATCCCCTACGGGCTATATAACCAAATTTAACTCCTATATTAATAATCCATGCATTTTTAATATTAACCGCATCTGTTACTAATCTATACTGACTAAGATATGTTTTAAGATTTTCTTTAACTGCCACATTAAGTTGAGTAAGTTTTTTATTTTCATCATATCCAAGTGTATATAAATTCATAGCCATTGGATTTGGAAGTCTTTTAATAGATGATTGTATATCTTTAGTTTTTAATTGATCTAAATTTCTTTCATCAATAAAAACATTTGAACCATCGGAAGTCTCTTTTTGCATACTTGGAATATTTAATTGTTCATCTTGAACGATATAAGCCTTTGCTACTGCTCCATATTTATTTCCCATTGCATATGTTCTTATAATATAATCTTCTTTTGTTACAACTCTACCTTGTGCTTGAAAGTATGCCAATGCATTGTTTTTAATTTCAGTTGTTGTTTCTGCAGACTTTCCTCCCGTTGCTGGATATGGATTAGTTATCGCCACTGAATTTTGAGTCGAAGTAACTAAGGCTGCATTAAGACCAGTAGTAACTTGTGTAAATCCAATATCAGTTATATTTGATATTGAACCTGCTGCAACATTATCACTTATACCACCACCATATGAATATTTAACAGTAAGAGTTGTATTTGCTGGTGCCTGTCCATATGCTTCTGTTTTCAAAAAGTTTGCTGGATCAAAATATGTATCAAGATAACTTGGACTTCCTGGTAATGAAGAACCAACTGAATTTGGATTTGGAACAATTTCTTCATCTGGACTATCTGATATACCAGAACCAAATCTTAATTCAGTTTTACCATCCTGTACAATGTAAGTAACAAATCGTCTTGGTGTCTTTTTTAATTTTAAAAGATATGGTGCAGTATCATTATACTGAACTAAACTTGGATCATTTGCTGCTGTATTTTCTACTTCTACAAAAGTAGTATCTTGTGCTAAAAATGGAACTTCGTACCATATATTACTATCACTGTCTGTTACTGAAATTATTTCTATAACATCAATAGCTCCTAATTTTATTCGTGGATATGATTCTGCTGCACCAAATACAAAAGTTTCTGATTTAATAGCTCCACTTTGTACTCTTACAGTCTTTTTTAATAAATAAAATGTTGGAACTTTAGTTGTTTGATTTACCTCATACACATCAATAATTAAAGGATCAAATGAACCCGAAAATTTAAAATTACAATCTTCTAATGTTCTAAATATTGTACCATTATTTGAAGTGATTTGTGTACCCTCATTAATAGTTAAAGCATACTTCATATTTGGTTTTACTGCTGTTCCTGTTCCAGTTGCAGGAACTGTTTGAAAAACGTCTACATTTGTAAATGCAGGTTGAGTTATTTTCGGTTTATATCCATATACCTGAGCCATTTCATAAATAGTTTTTCTATCTTCCGCATAAGCTAATAACATTTCTTTAAATTGACTATCTACATAGTATGAAAGAACATCACCTACATATGATGCCATTTCTATAAACATCATACCAGGTGATGCCTCATTAAAGTCATTATATGTATTTGGATAATAAGTTTTTGCAAACTCTATTAGTCCTTCTCTAAAAGCACCAAAATCTTTATTTAAATATCTAACATCTTTTTGGACTCTTGCCATTTTATTTCTCCACTAAATTACTCACCAGTAGCAAAACTTAAAGTTATAGCTTCATGAACTTCTGGATTCATTGTAAGACTAAATTCAAGTTCAATATTCATCTGATTAACTTCTACTTCATCTGGTTCAACCACAAGTTTATTAACTAATACATGAGGCAACCATTCTGACATTGCCTCTGATATTTTCTCTTCTACACTACTAATAAGTTGATCACTCATTGGTTCAAACAAAGTTAAAAATATATCTGCACCAAAGGTAGGCTGTCCTACTCTTTCACCTTTATTTGTTAAAAGTAAATTTCTAATATTACTTCCTGTTTGTGTAAGAGTGCTTGATATACCAGGAAAAAACCCATTTACATCATCATGTTGCATAGGTAATCCTAAACCAATAGTTACATCTGGATCTAAATCTAATTCTAATGCACTTCGTGCTCTACCCATTTTTTACTCCGTTATGGACGAAAATTCGTCCCACCTTTTTTCTCGTCTATTGCCTTCATAACTGCTGAATAATCTCTTGTTAATGCATCTTGTACATGGTCTGGAACTTGGTCAACATTTACTCTTGCATTCTTAATAGTCTGAACTGCTCCTATATCTCGTTTCTTCTGTTTTACGGTTTCAGTAGTTGCTACTCCTGGTGGTGAACCTGCTAAAACATCATTTATCTTACTCGAATCAAATGTTCCATCACCTAAAGTTGGATAATCTTCATATCCCCCAACTTGTGGACCTCCACTTTCACCTTGTGGAACTCCACCAACGGTTTCATTCAAAACCTTGTTAAGAGCTTTGTTTGATGTATAATTTACTTCCTTTTTAGGTTTAGTTTTATACTGTTTTCTAATAGGTTCTTTGAACTCTTTTTCGGTTAATGGTTTTGAAACTAATTCGGTAAGTGAAGATGAGTTTTCTTCTTTAATAAATATCTCATTCATTTGTTTTTTCACTTCTTTACGAACTACGGCTTCAATTATTTTTACTAACTCTTGTTTCTTCATTTTAATAACTCCTATTCATTTATTTAATAAATATTTAATTAAATTTTTCTTAACCTTTTACACTTGCAACAGATTGGGGCATTGATACTATAAACGTCTTAGTACCTCCCTTTGGCCCAACATTAGCAAAAATTGTACCTCGTTCAAAGTCTAACGTACGCGTGCTTGGTGTATCAATGAACTGGAATTCTGTATTTTCACGGATTTTTATTACGGAACGATCATCAGTGAAAATAATCACTGCGAAACCAGTTTTGCCGTTACGAATTGCATCGCCATTATTAATGCCAAGTCCCGGTTTAACGACAGTGGAAAATATTGTTTTGCCAAGAGGTTTGAGCATAGCGTCACCACCGGATTTCATCACTCGTGCAATTGCCTCTTTCTTTTTAGGTTTATACAAAGTAATATTTTCACTTTCTGGCTCCAAAAGTACAGTATTAGCTCCTGCCCATGCCCCGCCTGATTTAAAAATCACTTTGCAGTGTGGTTTTATACTCATTTTGTCTGGTTTTCCGTTTTTATTTTTGGCCGGGAATTCTATACTTAAATATCCAGCATCTTCATCTTCCCCACTCAAAAATGATTCTTGTAATCCTTTACTAATATCATATGTTTCAATTACATCACCATAATCAATCGTCTGACCCACATAGGCGGAACTTCCATTTATAAAACATGAATTTATTACACTTTTTACTTCTGCTATTGCCATAATAATATCCTAAACTAAAGTTCCTACCAGTGGCGCCGGTATTACTGCACTTCCTGCAGTAACAATTCCAGTAAACATAGATGCCTTAAACGATGTATCTATTGCTTTAGCCATTTCATTACACACATCTACTATACTTCCACCATCCATTCCCTTTTTGGTTGATGGTAAAAATATAGGTGGGGCTGCCATTAATGTAGTTCCCACTGCATTTATAGATCCTGTCCTAAAATTTAACATAAGTGCTGCAAATGTTACAATACTTAAAGAAATTAAATTCATAGTTGGATCCATTAATTTAAAACTTGCCATAATTTGAGACTCCATTGCCGCTTTGCCGGGTGATAAAGTGGCCCCACTAACTTTTACTTTTCTTCCAATTACATGACTTGCGGGATACGGGGGGCTCGCTGGTGTAGATGGTGGTGTAGTAACAATAACTTCTGCTTCTTTTGCATAATCTACAATAGCAGTTGCAAATCCTTTTGCAGAATCTTTTTGACTTTTTACGTTATCTCTTACATTCGTAAAATTATCTATTAAATTTTGTTTTAGTGTATTCTTGTTAAGTGCCATTATTATTCTGGTTTCATTAATAAATCACAAAGTTTCGCACGAATACTTTCAAAATCTGCAAGTGATGGTGTTGCACTTATAGGTCCACTTGGTCCCGCTCCAGTTGGAATTGCTGTTATATTTAAAATAGATGTAATAAGTTCATCTAATATATCAGTTAATGCTTCTCCATAAACAAGATGTTGTTGTCCCATATCATCTCTATCTTTTACATATCCAGTTATCCCTTGTGCCTTTCCACCTATTCTAATAAACGAACCTTGATTATCTTTTAATCCTGCACAATCATCAAGATGTAATATTGCACCTTTACACGAAGTTATGTTTGCGTAATCAGCTAAAGTTAAAATGGATGGACAAGGACTTGATAATATTGAACGATCAGTTCCAATACTCAATCCAGCGTTAGTTGGACTTGTCATAAGTAAAGAAGAATCTGTTATCGAAAGTGTACTTCCAGGACCACCACTACCACCACCAACATTCATATCAACAGTTTCATCTGCATCAATTGTAAATGATTTCTGAGTAGAAAATCCAATACCATCATGACTAAATCCAAGTATCTTACCTTGTTTAGTATTAAAAGTTATCCTATCAGAATTAAGTACAATCTGTTTTCCACCATTCTTTGGTTGGTCATCTGATTGTTTGGTGGTCATAAATACATGATTAACTGCATTTGAACCTTTAATATCAAGTTTAACAGATTGGTCTGTAGTCATCCAGATAGAAGAACCATCCGCATTTATATCTTCTTCAACTGGTTTCTTGGGAGATTCTTTTAAATCTTGTACAATTCCACTTTTACCAAAAGTATCTGCATCTACTAACTGACCTGCCCTAATAAGAATATTTGGTGAATCTGGTTTATCATCTCCATCTTCATGTGCATCGGGTGTAATATTACTTCCTAATCTTATAGAATTACCCCATCTACCTTGTAAAATACTATCACCTTGATGTGGCCATAAATTTCTAATTTCAGGATCTGGTTCAAAATGTTCATAAATAAAATCTTCTTCAACAATATCCTCTGGCCTAACACCACTAAATCCTGGACTAATATTATTATTTACATTATCAAATAAATTAAGAACATTAATATAAAAATTTTGTTCATTAAATCTTACAACTGCAACATATTCTCCTCTCACAGGATAAGGATGAGAATTTGCAAATAGTGGTCTAACTGAACCAATATTATTAAGAGGTAAATCTTTTTCACTATTAACCATTCTTACAACAGCCGAACCAAACTTACTCCAATCTTTTTCTCCGGAGAATAAGTGTGGATTTTTCATATAGTGTTCAAGGCTATATGGTCGAGTAATGAGGGGAAGCTCATCTTCATCTAAAATAACACTTATAACCTCTCCCATTTCTATTTCATAAAATTCATTTTCGGTGGCACTTGGAATCATGCCTTTAATCATTTTACGAACAGTCGTAGCAGTAGGAAGTCCTCCTGATTTTTCTTGTAAAACGGGTGCAGTTCCAATCCTTCTCCTTCTCCAATATGACATTAATTTTCCTTAACTGATTGTATATCGTCTGAAATCTTGTCTGATTTCTTTTGAATGTCTACAACTACTTCATCTATACTTGTTAGTAATTGTTCTTTCTCTTTATCTGATAAACCGAATTCTGCCTCTGAGCCACCTTTGTTTTCGGCAGCAATCAATCGTTGTACAACGGTTGCCAGTTTGACAAGTTGTTCATCATTCTTTACA